CCCGCCGCTTCACCCGCGATGCGGCGGGCCGCGACCTGCATGACATCGACCTCTTCGAGATCAGTCTGGTGACTCACCCCATGCAGCATGGGGCCCGGGTCCACATGATCGCCTGATCCTTTTCCTCCCCGTGTGAAAGGCCTTGATTGCATGGAAAATCCCGAAACCCCCTTCGTTGGAACTGGCCCGCTCGATGCCTCCTTCGACCTGCTCGCCCGGCAGGAAGCCGCCGATCAGGCGCTGACCGCCCTGCGCTCCGACATCGCCGAGGTGAAATCGCGTCTGGACCGCCAACACCGCGCCGACAGCCGCCTGCCGCTGGGCGGCAGCACCAGCCCGCAGTCCAGCAGTTTCACCGAAAACTATCTGCGCCGGGGGCAGGAGGCAGAGCTGAAATCGCTCACCATCGGCGCACCCGCCGATGGCGGCTATGCCGTGCCCACGCAGCTGGATGCGCGCATCGCCGAAAGGCTGACCGCCATCAGCCCGATCCGCGCCATCGCTCAGGTGGTGCAGACCAGCACGGCGGATTACCGCAAGCTGATCTCGCTGGGCGGCACCGTCTCGGGCTGGGTCAGCGAGAGCGCCGCGCGCAATGCCACCGCCACCCCCAGCTTTGCCGAGATCGTGCCGCCCTCGGGCGATCTTTATGCCAACCCCTCGGCCAGCCAGCAGATGCTCGACGATGCGGCCTTCGATCTGGAAAGCTGGCTGGCGCAGGAAATCGCCACCGAATTCGGCCGGGCCGAGGGTGCGGCCTTTGTCAGCGGCACCGGCACCAACCAGCCGAGCGGCTTCCTCTCCACCCCGATTGCCAGCACGGCTGACGCCACCCGCGCTTTCGGCACGCTGCAGTATCTGGCCAGCGGTGACGCCGCCACGCTGGGCACGGCTGCCGACGGTCTGCTGATCGATGTGGTGATGACGCTCAAGGCCGGGCATCGTCAGGGCGCGGTCTGGGTGATGAATGCGAAAACGCTGTCCGCTGTGCGCAAGCTCAAGGATGCCGATGGCGCCTTCCTGTGGCAGGGCAGCCTGATCGACGGCCAGCCCGACCGCCTGCTGGGCTACCCCGTGGTCGAGGCCGCCGATATGCCCGATGTTGCCGCCGGGGCCACCCCCATCGCCTTCGGCAACTTCCAGAACGGCTACATCATCACCGAGCGCTTCGGCACCCGCCTGCTGCGCGATCCCTACAGCAACAAGCCCTTCGTCAACTTCTACGCCACCCGCCGCATCGGCGGCCAGGTGCTGGACAGCGAGGCGATCAAGCTGGTGAAGATCGCCGCTTCCTAAGCGTCCCCGCAGGCCGGGTTCCTCTCCCGCCCGGCCTTCCCTCGCGCCCGTGCCGCCCCCAGAGCTTTGCCCCTGGCTGGCACGGGCGCCCTTTTCCTGATCCATGATGGAGGCCGCCCATGATGCGGGTAATCGTCACGCCTGCGGTGCTGCCGCCTTCGGCGCTGGCCGAGTTGAAGCAGTGGCTGGGCATCTCCACCACGCAGGATGATGACAGCCTGGCCGCCCTGCTGGCCATGGCGCTGGAGGTCTGCGCCGATTTCACCGGTGTTCTGCCGTTGCTCTGCACGGTGGAGGAAGGGCTGACGCTTTATGGTCTGCGCCCCGGCGAGCCATGGCCTTTCGCCCATCCCCGCTGGCATCGGCTGAGCAGCACGCCGGTGCGTTCGGTCACCTCGGTGGCGGGAGTGCAGGCCGATGGCTCGCAGATTTCCACGCAGGATTTCGAAATCCGCATCGACGCCTCGGGCGCCTGCCAAGTGCGGATCGAAGCGCCTGTGGGGTGCTCCAGCGCCGTGGTCACGTTTGAGGCCGGTCTGGCGGCGGATTGGGACCATCTGCCCCAGCCGCTGCATCACGGCATCATCCGCCTTGCCGCCCATCAGTACCGCATGCGCGAAAGCGCCGGAGCCGATGCCCTGCCACCCGCCTCGGTGACGGCGCTGTGGCGGCCCTATCGTCGCATGAGAGTGGCATGATGTCGGCCACGCCCAGCCCTTCGTGGGATGAACTGGCTGCGCAATTGGCCGCTCTGGCCGGGCAGATGGCTCAGGACCGGCAGGTGGTCGATGAGGCCGATGATCCCGCGCGTTGGCGCGACGCCTCCACCCTCTGGCCCGGCTTCGGCACGGTGAAAGGATAGACCATGGACCTGCCCCTGCGCGCCGCGCTGATCTCATGGCTGGCGGCTGATCCCGATCTGTCGGCCCGGCTCAACGCCATCACCGAGGAAGCGCCCGCCCGCACCAGCCTGCCCTGGCTGTCCATCGCCACCAGCGCCAGCGCCGACTGGAGCACCAAGACCGAAACCGGCTACGAGATCCGCATCGCGCTGGAGCTTCACTGCCGGGGCGATCTGCCCGATGCCGCCGCCGCTCTGGTCAGCGCCGTGGATGCCCGCATCCGCGCCCTGCCCGCCCAGCAAAGCGGCTTTCGCGTGGCGACGATCCGCTTTCTGCGCGCCGGCACCCAGCAGACCGATGCCGCCACCCGCACCGCGCTGATCGAATTCAGCTTCCGCACCATCAACGGAGACCGCTCATGACTGTTCAATCCGGCGCCGCCTTTCTGCTGAAAATTTCCGATGGCGCGGCCACGCCCAGCTATCAGACCGTCGCGGGGCTGCGCACCACGCAGATGTCGGTGGCGGGGCAGGCCGTGGCCGTCACCAGCAAGGACAGCGGCGGTTGGCGCGAGCTGCTCTCGGGCGGCGGGGCGCGGTCGATCTCGGTCAGTGCGGCGGGGGTCTTCATGGGCTCGGCGGCGGAGGGGCAGATCCGCGACAATGCGCTGTCGGGCGTGCTGGCCTCCTATCGCCTCAGCTTCGAGGACGGGCAGAATCTCACCGGCCAGTTCCTGGTGCAGAAGCTGGAGTACTCCGGCGATTACAATGGCGAGCGGGCCTATACGCTGCAGCTGGAAAGCTCCGGCGCGGTGGTGGCCGGATGAGCGATCCCGCCGCCAATGCGTCGCCGAACCCTTGGCGCGGCGAGGCCAGCCTGCTGATCGCCAACGCCTCGCATCTGCTGCGCCCCAGCTTTGCCGTGCTGGTCGCCGCCGAGGAGGAACTGGGGCCCTTGCTGGCGCTGGTGGAACGCGCGGCGGAGGGGCAGTTGCGCCTTGCCGAGATCGCCGCGCTGTTCTGGCACTGCCTCGCCCGGCGTGACGGTCTGACCCGCGAGATGGTGGGCGATGCCGTACTGGAAGCCGGGCTTGCCGCCGCCACCGCGCCCTTGCGCATCCTGCTGCGCCAGATCGTTCAGGGCGCCGGATGAGCGAAAAGGCCCTCGGCTCCGCCGCCAACCTCCTCGCCGGGCTGAGCGCGCGCGTGCTGGGCTGGCGCCCGCATGAGTTCTGGGCCGCCACCCCCGCCGAACTCGCCGCCGTGCTGGCGCCCGAGGCCGATCCGGCCCGCGCCGCCCTCGCGCCCTTGTCCCGCGCGGATCTCAACCGCCTGATGGAGCAAGACTGATGGCCACATCGCGTTATACCCAATCCACCAGCACCGCCTCCCCCACGCAAAGCCTGATGGTGGAGGTGCGCGCCGTCACCCAGGGCTTTGCGCAGGATCTGGCGGCGATGCGCTCCAGCGTGGACACATCGCTGGTCGGCGGCTTCACGCAGGCGGGCGGCACGCTGGACAGCAGCCTGTCCAATGCGCTGAAGAAGGGCACCAGCGGCTTTGCCGATCTGCGCGAGGCCGGGATCAGCGCTCTGGCCGCCATCGCCGCTCAGGCGACGGGCGTGCTGAGCAGCAGCGGCAGTTCCGCGGGCATCACCAGCCTGCTCTCCGCCGTCAGCGGCCTGCCGGGGCGGGCGACAGGAGGCCCGGTTTCCCCCGGGCAGGCCTATCTGGTGGGCGAGCGCGGGCCTGAGGTCTTCGTGCCCACCGCCGCCGGTTCCATCGCCAACACTGGCAATGGCGGCAACCGCACCATGAATGTCGCCATCAATATGAGCAGCAACGCCGGGACCGATGCGCCTGCCGCTCTTGCCCGCTCCTCGCGCCAGATCGCCAGCGCCCTGCGCCGCGTGATGGTGCAGAGCTGAAAGGAACACCCATGGCCTTCTGGCTCGCCTCACAGCGTCAAGGGCAGGACAGCGACTGGCTCCAGCGCTTCGACCCGCGCTTCTGGACCATCGACTTTCCCCGCCCGATGATGGCCAGCGCCATCACCCCCACCCCCGATGCCCTGCGCATCGATGCCACCTTTCTGCGGCAGGGCGATCTGGCCGGGCTGATCTGGGCCAGCGAGGACACGCTCGATCACCCGCTGCTCGCCTATGCCACGGACCGCGATTACAGCCGCACCACGCTGAGCTTCCGCTGGCGTTCTGCAGGCATCCTGCCGCTCGATGCCGTCAATGGCCCCACGCTGACCATCGAGGGCCGCGACGCCAGCGGCCAGCCGCATAGCTGGTTTGTCCGTCTGTGGAATTTCGCGCAAGGCACCAGCGAAGATGCCCGGATCGCCCTGCCCTTCAGCCAGCTTTTCGGCGGCTGGACCAGCGATGTGGCCGATCCGCTCTATCCTGCCGATATCGACCGCATGTTCATCTCGCTGGTGGCGCCGGGCTATGTGCAGGGCTCCACCACGCCCTTCGCGCAGGCGCTCGACGGCTGGGCCGAGTTGACGCAGATCCGCTGCGACGGCGACCGGGCGATGCTCTCCATCGGCAATGTCTTCGTGCCGCCGCATGGGCTGGCCATCGCCACCGCCTATGACGATCAGTGCAACCAGACTCCGGCGCGGCTGATCCGCAGCCTGCGCCAGTTGGGCTATCGCGGCAGCGTGCTGCATTATGTGGGGATGAGCCATCATTTCCGCCTGCATTATGCTGGCGCGGACTGTCTGGTGGATACGACGGGCGATGTGCTCTGCACCCCAGCGCGGGCATGGCACGGGGCATTCTTCGCAGCTTGCGCGCAAGCGGGTCTCTCGCCCATCGCCTCGCTCTCTTATGAGGTGCTGGCGCAGCATTGCCCGCCCGCATGGGCCCAGCGCGCCGCCGATGGCGCCGCCGGGCTGACGGGCTGGGATCCGCCCTCCAACCTGCTGTCACCGGCCAATGCTGAAGCGATGGGTTGGCTGCAAGAGGTGGCGCGCGCCTATGTCGGGCTCATGCAAGCGGCCGGCGTGCCCCTGCGCCTCCAGATCGGCGAGCCATGGTGGTGGGTGCTGGGCGATGGCCGCATCTGCCTCTATGACGACGCCGCCAAGGCAGCCTTCGGCGGCAACCCCGTGGCGATCCCCGATCTGCGCGCCACGCTGAATGCCGCCCAGACCGCCTTGCTCGATCAGGCCGGCGTGCTGCTGGCCAGTTCCACCGCCGCCATCGCCGCAGCGGCCAAAGCGCAGGCGGGCAGCACGCCATGCGAGGTGCTGCTGCTCACCTTCCTGCCGACGGTGCTGGACCCGGCCATGCCCGAGGCCCGCCGCGCCAACCTGCCCATAAGCTGGGCCTGGCCCGCCTTCGACCGCCTGCAGGTCGAGGATTACGACTGGCTCACCGCCGGGGCATCGGCGCTGAGGCAGGCTGGTTATGCCACGATCAACCAGCGTCTGGCCTATCCGCCCGGTGCGCAGGATTACCTCGCGGGCTTTGTGCTCAACCCCGGCCAGGGCGACCTCTGGCGGCGGATCGATACCGGCGTGGATGAGGCCCTCGCTCGGGGCGGCCATGAGGTCTTCGTCTGGGCGCTCCCCCAGATCTGCCGCGACGGTTACCTGCGCCTCCCCAACGCCAAGGACACGGATATGAACGCTTTCGACGATGTGCCCTATCCGCTGGCGCTGGGGCTGGACGCAAAGATCACGCAGGAGTTCTCCACCAGCATCGCCACCACCGCCTCCGGCTTCGAGCGGCGGGGCAGCCTGTGGAGCAACGCCCGCCTGCATT